TTCTTATACAGATAGACTTGTGCGCTTTGTCGCTTTCGGTACTGTCACAGGAAACTCTAGCGGCTATATAGATGTAACTGTAACTGGCATGGCTAACAACGATACTTGGGGAGTTGCCCTTGGAGATTCACCTTTTTTACTAACCTTTAATGATCCAAGGCCACAAACGTCATTTGTAAAGTCAACCAATAATTTGCGAATAAATGTGCCAAATGGTCTTGTTGTTAAATACTTTGTTTTTCGGACGTAATCATGTCGTATGGATTGATAATATCTAATGCCGATGGGCGCGAGCAGATCAATAGCACTGAAACTGCTCCGAACACATTTATCTCTAACGTGACGACATCATCATATAATTCTATGACATTTCCTGTCAGCAATACATCGGCAGGAGATTTAACTCTAGCTAGACCAGCTAACAGCCCGATAGGTACATCTACGCCTATCGCTGTGGCAAGAACCAGCCTCAGTAGTAACCCTACTCATTTTTGGGGGTCTAGTTCTAATGCGCTTTATTTCTATCAGAACACCGCAGGAATAGTGACCGCGTTATTAAAAACGCAATCAGGAAATATATCTGCTCCATCGAGCGGTGAGCATGGCATGGATGTTTACAGCACTAATGGCAGTACAATTTTATTTTCTGCGACTAGATCAACCAGTGTTAGAGTTTTAGCGCAAGGTGTATTGGCGGCTAATTCAGAGATTGATTACACGCCACCATCTAGCCTGACTTTCACTAAAATATATGCAGTTGTTGATAGCACTGCTTTGTTTGCATTTCCAGCGGTATTTGTTTTTCCTGACTGGACTTCAAATATGTCCTATTCGTTTCACCATGGCGCGTCTACTCCATTTATCAGGATGAGTAATCGGATATCTTCGCAAGGCCAATACGTCACAAATTACAGCGCACAGTTTCCATACATGCTAGTTTACGATACCAATTAAAGAGGTTTAAAATGTTCCAATATGCTTTAGTGGCAGATAATGGTGAAGTGCAACACGTTATGTCTATGGGCGCGGACGATGATTATGTTGACGGCCAGATATACAATGGGTTGACCGCAGTGCAGGTAGCTTATGATATTGACGCAGAAAATCTTATCGCAACTCAATACTATGTTGACGGCTCTTGGCTTACCCGCGAGCCGCGAGCAAATCAATGGCAAGAATGGGTTGATAACGAATGGGTGTTCAATGCCAGGATTTTCGCCGACACTCTTCGCTTTATGCGAAATAGTAAGCTGGCAGAAACCGATTGGACTCAGGTAGCCGACAACCAACTAACAAATGCGGAAAAAGCACAATGGGTAACGTACAGGCAAGCCTTGCGTGATGTGCCTGCAAACAATTCGTCAGTCAATGATCTGAATGATATAATATGGCCGAATAAGCCGGAGTAAGTGATGATTTACCGATTAGTAAAAGATGATACAGGCGTATCAATACAGGCGACTCTAACTAGAGAGAATGATGGCAGTGCAATTAATTGCTCTACGAGCACTGTAAGGCTGAAGGTAAGAGCCAAAGGTGCAACGTCCACGCTGTTTACTGTAACTGCGGGTAACTCAGGAACTAACCTAGAGAATGGAATAGCGATATTTTCGTTTGTTGCAGGCCAGTTAGATTTAGAAGAAGGTTACTATGAAGGCGAAATAGAAATCACCTTTGGCGATAACACTGTGGAAACTGTATTTGAAACCTTAGAATTTTACGTTCGCGCTGATTTCGCATGATCAAATTATCTGCGGCTTTAAACAGAGCGAAAGCCCAAGTGCGTCAAAATCGCGCTGTATTCAAAGCTATATTCATTTCATTAAGGATACTTGCGAAAGATTTCGTTGATGCGACAGGTATTTCTGATGTACTTGCCAAAATAACAGGCAAGTCTTTGCAGGAAAGCGGAAGTGTATCTGATAATACCGCTAACGAAATAGACAAGCCAAAATCAGAAACTGTTTCATTAACTGAACAATCGCCTAAAAACGTAACCAAACTGAAACAAGATAGCGCGGCATTCACTGAAACGAGCGTAAACGCGTACGGTAAGAACAGTCAAGAATCCATATCGCTTACCGATATACAAAGTCAAGCAGTCAGCAAAGCCTTGAATGAGCTACCGCAGATCACGGATTCTGTAGCATTGGAGGCATTAAAGACACTAGCAGAACAGGCGCAAGTCGCAGACAGCCCAAGCAAGGGTACAGCTAAGCCTTTTACCGATACCGCTGGGTTTACAGATTCGTTCCTAATAGCGAGATTGTTCTTAAAGGCATTCCCTGAATCGCCATCTGTATCTGATGTTGCTCAATTATTGATCAATTTGAACAAGTCGGATCAGGCGGTTCTGTCAGAGCAAATCAGTCTAGCTTACGCGAAGCTGTCGGCCGACAGTGCAGGAATAGGCGATGAAATAGGCATTGCAGTATCTAAAGGATTAACTGATGCCACTAGCGTTTCTGAGTCTATTGATATTATCAGGCAAAAGGTATTAAGCGAAGCAGGGTCGTTGTCAGATGATCATGTCATGAGTTTCAGCAAATTTATCACTGAAAGGCTATTCGTTACTGATGACCTTGATGGTGAAGCAACAGCACAAGACGATCAGGAAATGTCATTTGTCAAAGTTCGTGCTGATTTGGCTATTTTGTCAGATACTATTTTTAGTACACAAAGTAAAGCAAATAGTGATACAATCGGGTCAACTGACTCTGGTTCTCTTCGTGGGCAAGGGTATTCAGTGTTTGGGTATTTTTCAGAGGATTATGTCGGCTACAGCCGAACTTTTTAGAGGTGTGAAATGGTAAACGAAAATTTGAAACTGCGTGGCGATGTTGCTCTAGTCTTAAAAGACAAGAATGGCAACGTAAAAGAAGAGCGTAAAATTGAGAATCTTATTGTGTCGGCAGGCTTAGAGTTTATCTGTTCGCGCATGTCAGCGGCTTCTGCTGGCGTTATGTCCCACATGGCTCTAGGGTCGGGAACCACTGCCGCCGCCGCAGGTCAGACCGATCTAGTATCTATTCTAGGCTCTAGGGAAGCGTTAGACAGTTCTACTGCATCTGCTAATGTCATTACCTACATTTCGTCTTTTGAGGCTGGCGATGCTACTGGTGCTGTCACAGAGGCAGGTATATTCAATGCCGCGTCAGGCGGGACTATGCTTTGCCGCACTGTATTCTCAGTGGTCAACAAAGAAGCTGATGACACTATGTCAGTGACTTGGACTATTACACTAACTGCATCCTAATTTAGAAGGGGCTTCCAATGTCTACGATAGTAACAAGATCGGGCAAAGGTTCGCCCCTGACGAATGCCGAGGTTGATTCTAATTTCACCAATCTCAATACAGATAAGTTAGAGCTTTCTGATCTGTCCGCAGGCACAGGAATCGGCCTGTCTTCGGGCGGGCAAATATCTAATAGTGCCCCTGATCAAACTGTCGCGTTGACGGGTGCGGGTGCTACTAGCATTTCAGGAACGTACCCCAGCTTTACTATTACTAGCACTAACACGACTTATTCTGTTGGTGATGGCGGTCTGACGCAAAACAACTTCACAGATGCTGATCACACAAAGCTGAATGGCATAGAAGCTAGTGCCACCGCTGACCAGACAGCCGCAGAGATCAGGACGTTGGTAGAAGGCGCAACTGACTCAAATGTTTTCACTGACGCTGATCACACCAAGCTTAACAATGCTGGCACACAATCTGTTGTCACTACCGCACCTACCAGTGCCAGTGGCTTTGCTAATGGACACGTTTGGTATGTAGTTAGTTAAGGAGTTGCCATGTCTATAAAAGTCAATGACAGTGGAACTCTAAAAGAGCCTACCCAGATTTTTGCTAAAGCAGATCAGGGTACTCTGTATGGCGTAAATTATGTTGTAGCTAACAACAACGGTACATTATCGACTGTTTGGAATGCGGTGTATGTGACTAGTCGAGACACTTCAACAGCGTTTAATACGACTACTTCTTTCAATACCACAACCACTTTTACAACTACGTTCGCCACAGTCACAGCCCGCGACACTACAACTACTTACACGACTTCTTACGATACAAGTCGCGGTACTTCTAGATCGACCACCACTAGCTTTACGACTTATCCGGTTACTGGGACATCTAGGGCAACGACAACGACCTACACAACTTCCTACAATACGACTAGCGTAAGAGGCACTTCTAGAGCGACCACCACTAGCTACAATACGAGTCGTGCGACAGGCACAAGTCGAAGCACAACAACTTCATACACCACAACGTATGGAACTAGTCGCGGGACTTCTAAGAGTACTACAACGTCCTATACAACTACTTACGCGACTAGCAAGACGACTAGCAAAGCGACCACTACAAGCTATACCACGACATTCAACACGACAGGGACATCTAGTAGCACAAGTTCGCCAGCATTTAGCGGTTCTAATCAAGTGATGGACTCTGCTTTTCAGGCTCTTTTCACTTACGGTGGTGCAACTGTAGGCCAAGGATCGTCTGGTGCAACGTCATTTACAAATGGAAACACTACTTACAATCGTGGGGCGATTCAGACTTCTTCTTGGAATCCATACACTGGAACTATAAGCCAATATAAGATTACTAGGACTGTTACGTCATCGTCTACAACTAGCACTAGTCGCGGTACCAGCAAAAGCACAACGACTTCCTATACGACTAGCTACAACACTAGCAGGACGACTAGCAAAGCGACCACTACAGCCTATACGACTAGCTACAATACATCGCACACTACCGCCCCGACTACGACAACCTCGTTCAATACGACAACCATTTTCGGTACATCGCATTCTACGACAACTTCGTTCAACACAACTGTAACTTTCGGTACTTCTAACTCAACGAGTAAAAGCACTACCACACAGTTTGACACTAATACGAATATACCTGCCAGTCGCTCCACCACGACTTCTTTTACGACTACGTTTGGCACATCAACATCAACATCTAAAACAACTTCAACAGCGTTTAATACGAATACAACGCGCTCCACTAACAGTTTGACAGGAACAAGTCGCGCAACAACAACGAGCCGTGACACAGCGACAGTAGTTTACGAGCGTCTAACTGCAACTGGAAATCAGACTGAAGTAAGTAGCGGGAGCGCGCATAATGGTCGTTACTGGGATGGGTCTCAGTGGACGGAGGATTAATGGACTTTAAAGAAATCAATGGGAAGTTAGAAAATGCTCTGGAAATAATCATGGAGCATTTCAGCGAAACAGAAGATCGAATCACGGAACTTGAAGATGAAGTTTCAAGGCTGACAAATGAGCTTAAAAAAATTAGCAAACAATGACGAACTTGGGAATCCTGTAGCGCATTTTTTCAAAAGCGGGAATGTTCTACGAAAAGCAGATGATCGCGGCTTGATCGGCTTAAAAAGTTTTCTGCCAAAATCTTGGGAAAAAGGTACGAGGGTTGAGTATGACGTATGGTACAGTTTTCCAGACAATAAGATACATGGTTATGTTTACACAGACTTGCTTACGAATTTCATATACCTGAGAGTAGCCAGCGAAAAGTTTGCTAGTGAAGCCATGAGCAGAGCGGCTGAGTCTAAGGTGACTGAAGAAGGCGAAAGGCTTTTCCTTGAGATAGCAAAAAATTGTGAAGATAAGTATCGGCTAAGGCCAAGCAGAAGCGCGCATGATTTTGTTATTTTTTTGGCAGGAACTAATATTCTGAACAAAGTGACTGACTGGGCGAAAGTGGATAACGCTGTCAGGCAAGGGGCAAAGCTGAAGTGTCACCCTCTTACCTCCGCACCTGCTTATCAGCACTTAGTTCACAAATACGGTGACGCTGTAATACCAAAGAAAATTAGTGGACACCAGTTATTGCAAGAAGCAAAAATTGTTGGTTGTTGTGATAATTCAGAAATGGGTATTGCGGCACTCGCAAAAGGAAAGGCAGTGTATAGGTTTGGCAAAGATAACCAGTGGTGTACCTACAGTGCTATTTACAAATCTCTTCTGCATAACGGACAGTTGAGCGCGGAAAAGCTGAAGGCGATTCTGTCTTGCAAGACTTCGGGGCTTGTTCCAGCGAGCGTTGATGAACCGCAAGAACGGATACAGAAATTTTTTCTGCAATACGATCAGGAGGAACACATTGCGCCTAAAGATATTGGTGATCAAATGCAATCAGTTAAGCGGGCTTACGCTTAATAGCATTCGTAAGAATATGCCTGATTGGGAGTTTGATGTAGTTGATTATAATGGCGGTTTTATAAGAACAGCACTAATGAACTCTGACGAGATTTGCTTGGTTGTCAAGAGCGGAGTAATATTAGATATACAAGAAGGCGATTTGCCAGAAAAATCGTTACTAGAGCAGTACGACATATGCGTGAGTCGGGAAGGAGTGTTCACAGATAACTCTGATAACAATCATATATATGGGCTGATCGGTAGCAATCTGAGCAAAAAGTCGATGGATTTATCTGTTTTCTGTATCAACCCAAGTCGGTGGGTAAGAATACCAGACGGTGATGCAGGTGTCCTTGGTCGCGTGAAAAGATTAAGAATGCCTAGGCACATGAACCATAAGTGCGATGTGATTATCCCAGAGGCTGTCAGCGCAAGAGTCGCTATGGACTACGGTATGTTAGGAGAGCAAGCATCTGTTTTGAATTACACCTCTGTTTACGAAAAAGGGACAGCTAATGGCAACGAGATGTTTGCCTATAGATTAGAAACAGCATTAGAGTTTTCAGAGGGATTACCTGATGATGCCCGTAAAAAGGTTGAATCAGTGGCACTGAAAACATTGCATAGAGTCGCCAAGCTAAGAAAAGGGCTGGCTAAAAATTTACCATTAGGAGTTAGCAAATGAGCATGACAATTGATTACATCACAGAACTGAGACGAGTCGGTTGCGTGACGACTGAAAACTTTACTGATATTGTGAAGTATATTGAGTGGGAGGTGCATTTTTTTGAGACTAGCCTGCCAGATCATCACAGCGTAGCTTTGATAAAAACAGAACTAGATGTAGACGATGTTAATGCTGAATCCTTCGTAGCGTTTTCTGATGTGACCAAAGCGAACATTGTCGCTTGGGGATTAGCCAAGCAAGGCGGTACAGATTTTTTAGATATCCTGCTAGAGGCAGGCCATGCTAGGAACGTAGAAGATATGCTGAGAGTTTTACAGTACACACAAAAAGACATCGACCTCATTCCTGCGGATTAGAGATACAGCTATGCCATTTTATTCTCAGCACAGGCGCGAATTACGGGACGATGTATATGTAGGCGGCTCGGTTGTCAGACAAGATTTCACTGTCGGTGCAAACGGAAGCAAAGCTATACTAGAAGAACTTAGACAAAAGTTTCCTGCGTATAGTCCTTTCGGGTTAAGCCGGAATAATCTTGTAGGTCGTTATGAAGGATACAGAGAGCCTTATACAAATCCAAGCATAAGTTGGTATGGTCTTGATGCGTTTCCATCAGAGGCTTTACAACTTTCGTTTGGCACCAGCTACCCTAATAGTAATTTAAAGCATTGGTATGGCCTAAAGTTTGATTTGGTAACCGAAGCCGTCCAGCTGAAAGTTGTCATAAGGGAATACGATGGCGATAAACCTGCTTTGCCTGTACCCAACTGTTTTTATGCTGTCACGCACGAACAGGATGGAACTTCTTCAGATTGGATTGATGTCTATTGCAAAGCATCTGTGACAACTATCACTAATTTCTGTAGAGAAAATGACCTACAGTACCCGTTCGCACCGACAACGCATATTAATGCTGATGAAATAATTTTTTGGGGATTCGTATTTAACAAGAACACACTCGAATATAGCGTAGCGAAGGGTTACGCAAGATATGGCCTAGAGGCGTAATAATGATAGATCCAATAACAGCAATGTCGGTAGCGGTGAACGCGTTCGGAACAATCAAGCGTATGGTGTCTGCTGGCAAAGATGTTGAGGATACCTTGACACAGATTGGGCGTTTCTATGGTGCTGTATCTGATCTTTCTGAAGCAAAGCGTCAGGCTGATAACCCACCACTGTTCAAGAAGATTATTTCATCTAAGTCTGTTAATGAAGAAGCGATGAATACATACGCTCGAAATAAGCGTACCCAGCAGATGGAGCGCGAACTGCGAGAGTTGCTGATGTATACCTACGGGAAAGAAGGCTACAACGAGTTAGTTCAGTTACGCAGGTCTATCGCTACCCAAAGAGAAAAGACAATCTATCTCCAAGAACGAAAGCGTAAGGCATTCTTCTGGAATAGCATCCAGATCACTGGGATAGCTATACTTGGCTATGCCGTGTATTTTGTATTCGCATTAATATTAGGAGCCATTAGTGGCAACAGTTAAAGAAGCACTTCTAAAGCTAGAAGCTCACGAACGCGAGTGCGCTGTGCGAATGGCAAACATAGAAAAACGGCTAGACGATGGCTCTGAAAGATTCAAGAAATCTGAAATGATGCTATGGGGCATGTACCCATTGATTATTGGTTTATTTCTAATTGAAAGGTTGTACTGATGCTGAAGCTATTACTAGCACCTATTGCCGATCTTGCTGGCGGGTTCTTGAAGAACAAAGCCGAGCAGTCTAAGGCCAAGCATGAAGCCAAGATGAATGTAATTCAGAATGACGCTGACTGGGAAGCGAAGATGGTAGATGCTTCTGCGAACTCTTGGAAAGACGAATTCTGGACTTGTATTTTAGCGATCCCCATATTCATGGTGGGGTATGCAATAATAGTAAATGATATGTCGGTAATACATAGAGTTGAACAAGCGTTCGCCGCACTGAATGATTTGCCTGAGTGGTATCAATACTTACTGTTCATAGCTATCAGTTCTAGCTTCGGTATCAAAGGTGCGAGCAAGTTGATGAATATGAGGAAATGAAAATGGCAGAAGATGCTAAGAAAGATTCTAAAGAACCTAAGAACTACTTCAAGCCGAAAGAACTGGCTTGCAAGCACACTGGTGAACATGGCTTTGATTTAGCGTTCTTGTCTAAGCTGAATGCTATGAGAGAAGAGTGTGGTTTCAGCTTCGCCCTATCATCGGCGTACAGGAGTCCACAGCATCCCATAGAAGCCCGTAAAGAGGTCCCAGGCGCGCATACAACAGGAAAGGCGGTAGATATACTAGCCAATGGAGAAAAGGCCTTAGAAATCGTTAGAGTGGCTCAGAAGCATGGTATACAAAGAATAGGGATACAGCAGAAAGGCCGTGGCAGATTCATACACTTAGATGACTGCACTGAAGAAGATGGCTTCCCTTGCCCTGCTATCTGGTCATATTAATTAACAAAAAGGTTTACTTGTTCAATAAATGGATGTATCGTATTACCTCAATCAATAAAAAAAGGTAATAAATATGTTAGGTTCAGGAAGCTTACCAAATACAAGCCGCAAGGCAGTACGTCATGGTCATAAAGGAAACGTCAAGAAATATCAGATTTGGAGCAGAATAAAGTGTGCTGAAGAACGTAAAGAAATGAAAGAGTTTGGCATCATGGATGCTGGTGAATGGACTCTGGCTCACGAAGGAAGGCTAACAAAAAATAAAGCCGATGCGTTAGTGTTGCGATTAGAGCGTATCGGCCACGAAACCAAAACCATCAACACCAAATTAATCATATAAATCAAACGCCTCGTAATCCTTCGCCCCTTAATTGGGGCTTTTTATTGCATAATAATAAACAAAAAGGTTTACTTTATTGTAGACTGGGGGTATCGTATTACTTCAATCAATGAATAAAGGTATTAGTTATGAAAGTCGCAATAAATTTTTCAGTGGAAGTTGATGAACATCAAGTTGAACTCTATATGCAGAAGCGGAATCTAATTCAAGACGAGACTGCCCGCGAATTTATCAAGTCACATATGCGCGCTAGTGCTGTCGGCTGTTTTGAAGAAGCTTTGGCTAATGAAGGTTTGTGGACAGTAGTGGGGATATACAAATGAAAATTAATCAATGCTGTCTTAAAAGTCTTGATAGAAACCTAGAAAAGCGTGAGGAAATCGCGCTTGCTAGAAAAGAGTTCCTTCTAGCAATGTTACTTCTTGGACTCCTGTTATTCACAGGGGAAATGATTTACGTTGACTGCATAGAAAGGGGGGTTTGCTAATGCTTTTAGATTACTTCGCAGTTTGGAATGATGGCCGATTAGTAGGTGACTACCCAACATGGGAAAAAGCAATGGATGCCGCCAAGACTTTGCATATTGCATTCCCTGAAAATAAAATTGAAATGGAACGAATAGAAAAGCAAGATTCTTTTACTCCTGTCAGGTACACCAAATACCTCTAGCAACAATGCCCCTTCGGGGGCTTTTTTTTGATCGCCGATTTATCCACGATTCTAATAAATAAATAAACAAAAAGGTTTACTTTATAGTGAATCGGGTGTATCGTTACACCTCAATCAATAAAAAAGGTATTAGTTATGACAGATTACAATGGCTGGACAAATAGAAATACTTGGCTCATCAATCTTTGGTTTGGTGAAATGATTCGTGAACAGTTAGAAGAAGATGCCGCGACTTCTGCAGAAATGCTAGAAGGTATTATCATGGACATCATCTATGAAGAGATCAAGTTATGCTCTTTGATGCTTCGTGATTTTGTGGACTTCGATGGAATCAACTGGGGCGAAATATGGGAACATCATTGTTTAGAAGTTTTCTATGGGGAGGCTTCTTAATGATTGACCCTGAGACAATAAATAATCTTAATGATTTTGATCGTGGTGAACTTGACTGTCTTTACGGTTACAGTGCACTGCCAGATCAATCACAATCTTACTATGATGGATATGGTAAGCAATATGCTTTAGAACAGACCGTAGGAGGTCAATCAAATGCAACTAAGTAAAGAAGTCTGGCAGACTCTATCTGCTATAGATGTTTCTAGTCACATAGAAAAAAAAGGAAACCTATCATACCTGTCGTGGGCTTGGGCTTACGGTACTATGATGGAGCATTACCCAGAGCTTCACTATTCCTTTGAAATTGACAAGTGCGAAGATACAGACACTGTGGAGGTCAGTTGCGTAGTTCACATTCACACTGGCGGCGAGCAGGATCAAGTCATGATGCGCCATATGTGGCTACCTGTCATGGATCATAGAAACAAAGCAATAATCAACCCTGACAAGTTTGCAATTAATTCTAGCAAAATGCGTTGCTTGGTTAAGTGCTTCGCAATGTTCGGTCTAGGCCATCACATATATGCTGGCGAGGATATCAACCCAGTGGTAGCCAACGCGATAATCAATGACTTCCAAGCAAAAGAACTCAAGGAAATGCTCCATGAGTGCGATGCTGACGTTGGGGCATTCTGTACTCACTTCAAATGCGAACATCCTAACAAGCTTCTGGCTTCGCAATTTGACAGGGCAATGCACGCTTTGCGTACCAAGCGAAGGACTGAAGCATGATTATCTTAGAGCATGAACAGGGCACTGATGAATGGTTTGCCGCTCGATTGGGCAAGCCTTCAGCCAGTGGCTTTGGCCGTCTTATCACCCAGACAGGTAAGCCGTCTACTCAGTCGCGTAAATATGTAGCCCAGCTTGTAGCGGAAACTATTCGCGGTTGCGGTGAGCCTGTCTATGTGAACGAGTGGATGCAGAGGGGTAATGACCTAGAGCCAGAAGCGCGCGAAGCTTATGAATACATATCTGGGAATGAAGTCATAGAGACTGGCTTCATTGTTACCCCAGAATTTGCATATGGGTGCTCGCCTGATGGACTTATATCCGATCAAGGAGGTCTTGAAATCAAATGCCCTGCGCCCACAACTCACGCCGAATACATGATGAACCCGCAGGAAGGGGTGAAAAGATATTGGCAACAGATTCAGGGCTGTATGTGGATTACCGATAGGCAATGGTGGGACTTCTTTGCTTATCACCCAGAGATGCCGCATGTTCTAGTGCGGGTTGAACGCGATGATGAATACATCGCCAAACTAGCCGCTGAAGTTAACTCGGCGGTTGAAGAGATAGCAAACCAAGTGGAGAAGCTAAAATGAAAGTAGGAATCAATGTTCGTGTGGATGTCACAAAGATCGACAAGTCTAGACTGTATAAGGGAGCCAAGGGTACTTACCTTGACCTGACTACTTTCGTGGATACCGATCAGCAAGATCAATATGAGAATAACGGATTTATCAGTCAGGCGACAACCAAGGAGGAAAGAGAGAAAAATGTCCAGACTCCGATCCTAGGTAACGTCAAGGTGTTCTATACCGATGGTCAGGCTTCTGCCCCAGCGCAGTCTGAGGCTCCTGCAAAGCAAGCAGATGAGCCAATTAACTTCGATGAAGATATTCCGTTTTAGAAATAAAAAGCCCCTCTTTCGAGGGGCAAACCATAGGAGGTTGCGGATCGGGGGAACCCGCCAAGCCAATATAGCACAGGAAACTATGACGATGGAATTAATTCATGCAGGCGACTGCCTCAAAAAAGCGCAAAGAAACAAATCAGTAACTAGCAGGGAACTCGCTAGAATAGCTAATACATCTCCACAGCAAGTCATCCGGTGGAGGTCTAACGCCAATATCAAGCTACACACCTTGCAGGTAATATGCTTGTCGTTAGATATGACGATACAAGAATTTACTTCCCTGTAACATTGATAAACAAAAAAGTTTACTTCTGTGAATAAGACAGGCATCATAAAACAAGTGATTGGGCTTGGGGCTGACGAACTCCTTAGATAAACGTCAGAGCGTGGTTGACCCTCCAGACATGGCCTCTGCGATAACTCGGTAGTTATCAAAGAATAGGTTGGATATCCGATACAGTCACGAATTTACCGCTGAGTCGTTCAAACCCTCAGTATTTTATTTCACTCATGTGAAAGGGTTACGTTCAACTCAAATAAATATAAAAAATATAATTTATCAATCAACAGGTGAGGCTTGCCGAACCATAGGAATACATTATGAAAAACTACATTATCAAGTGTACTGCTGTTATTGCTGAAACTCGAGAATACATAGTTCAGGCTAATAGCGAAAAAGAAGCTTGTGACAGAGTGTTAAATTCAGATGGTCAGGAAAAGGCTAACATATCAACTTACCATCTTTATTATGGATGTGAGGATAGTCTTTATCATTGTCACGCGAGTCCTATAGGCGAAATGGATGACGAAGATGCTAGAGGGTTTCTAGGGGAGGAGTTCATTGAAAATACGTCTAAGTAAACAGGACGCTCATACCTGCCAATTAATGGGAGCAGATACTGTCAAACTTTGTGAGATGCAGGGCTTTGCCCCTAGGCTCGAAAATAAAAGACAGTCCAGAGTAGAGGCCAATGTCTACGGATTCAAGGCTGAGTTCGCTGTCGCTAGATTGTTCCACATGGAACTTCCTGCAATTAACGTGGCAACTGATGGCGGTGTTGACCTTTGGTTTGATGACTTCACTATTGACGTTAAATTCACGAATGATGAATATGGAAAGCTGATATTCGACAATATGGAAAAGTTCAAGTCACAGATAGGTGTCCTAGTCGGTAAGACATCAGACCCCAACGTCATGAGAATTAATGGCTGGATGGATAGAACCAACTTCCAGAAAACTTGTCATTCTGCAGACTTCGGCTATGGTAATAGGCTCTACTTGCAACATGACGAGTTGTTGCCGATAGAAAACTTATGGGCTAGATTACAACAACACAGATTCCAATAGGAGGAATTTATGATACTCAACGACAAAACCAACTGGCAACCAGAACAGAAAGATATCATCGCTTGGGGGCGTGCATTTCCTAAGATAGATGTCCATCAAGAATTATCCGCTATGGAATCATGGTGTGACGCAAATCCATCTAAGCGCAAGACAGCCAAGGGTATCAAGCGATTTGTCAATGCTTGGTTAACTCGCGCTCAAGATCGTGGCGGTTCCCCACAGCATTTGCGCTCTGGAAAAGCAGATTCTTTGCGTGCTAAGACTATGGATATGCAACTGGCTGATATTAGCTGGTTAACTGGCGATCAGTATTTAATGATGAAGCAACATTACCTAGAAAAGTTTGGCTTTTATTATGACGGGGAGTTAAAAAATGGCTAGTAAATTCAAACCGAAACTTGTTGTTTTTAAGGGTGATCATGAATATTTCATGGATGGTCAATCTTACTCATTTAAGCAATACAGCGACTGGACTTTAGAAAACTGTATTGATGGCGGTGTAATGAGGGCAACAATGAAAAGCCGTCTTTATGGTCAGGCTTATTGTTTGCCGAAGCATCTTGCACCAAAGCGAGAGTTTGCTTTCAATAGTGACATTTCAAAGAAAGGGTACACTAAAGAAAGGCGCGAAGCGGTCAGGCTACAGCCGAGAAATGAAACTGCTTGCGAAAGGCTTTCCCAGAAATGGTTGAGTAAAAAGCTGTGACACAGGGCGATCATGTAAAAATTGACAACAAGGGGGAGGTGGAACTCAAACTCCCTTTCATCTTAAAGCGAATAGAATCTTGGGATTATAAAGATCCACTCGTAGTCAGACTAGAAAGATACCAGAGTCCTAGAAGCACATCACAGAATGCCCTGTTCCATGCTTGGTGCAGAACAATGTCAAAGCATTTCATAGACAAGATACCGACAGCTACCCCTGAGAATATGAAGCTTATGATGAAGAATAGGTTTCTAGGGACAGAAGATGTCAAAGTCGGGAAAGAAATAATCAAAGGTCAGGTCAAGCACAGTTCTAAGCTAACGAAGGGCGAGATGGTACACTTTCTTGATAACGTGTATCATTGGGCGCATAACCATGATTTGTTTCTGGAGTCAGGCACTGATAGCGAATACCAGAGGCTAAAAAGAAAACAGGATGAATGATGTCTAAAGTAGACCCGAGGGTGTTGAAGGAATTTGCAACTACAGATAGGCATCACGAAGTATTAGATGCTGTCATTAGGGAAGGTTCAGCTAACAAGGCGGCTAAGTATCTGGGTTGCGGTCGGCGAGTAATCGACAAGATGCTTGCAAGGCTAGAAAAAAAGGCGGCAAGTCAGGGCGTATCACCGCACAGAGATTTGACCCATCAAACAGCAGAAGGATTTGAGGCGAAACGCATATCGACTGCTTACAAAGAAGATGGCTCTGTAGCATTGCAGTGGGTGATCCAAGAACCCGAAAAAAGAAGCCTAAAGGCGAAAGTTGACGCTATCGCTGAAGGGCTCACTGATAATCTTTCTAATTTCAAGAAGCCTGTCAAACTCCCTAAACTTGTAGATTCTGATCATTTGGCTATGTATATGGTAGGAGACCACCATTTCGGAATGCTTGCAGACTCAGAAACCAAGATGGATCATGATGACTGGGATGTGAAAATAGCTACACAGATTTTGTTGGACGCGACTAGCAATCTTTCTGACAGGGTAGGTCCTGCGGAGATTGGCGTTCTGCTGAACGTGGGTGATTTCTTTCACGCTGATTCTAGCAAAAATACGACAACTGCTGGCACAATCGTTGATGTCGACACTAGGATAGGAAAGACATTTAAGCTCGCTGGTAGATTGTTCCAGATTCTTATTGACCGAATGCTGATGACTCATAGCAAAGTCGTGGTGATTAATGTCAGAGGCAACCATGATAGTGATATGGCCTGTCACCTTTCTAGCTGTATCGACCTTCTGTATAGGGAAGAAAGCAGGGTTGAGGTGTTACCGAACTATTCTAAATTTATAAGCTATCAGTGGAAAAATAATCTGTTTGTATTCCATCATGGTGATAGAATTAAGCATGAGCAGATACTTCAAGCTGTAATCAAGAACTTGGATGATGAATGGGGTCAAAGCAAAAACAGATATTGCCACCTAGGGCATATCCATCACCATACCGCGAGGGAAGTAGGCTCTATGCACTTTGAACACTGGGGTAGCCTGACAGCTACAGACCAATGGCATAGTGATTCAGGGTATGGGGCAGAAAGATCAATGACCGCAGTTGTCTACCATAAAGATAGCGGTGAAGATTCACGAGTCAAAGTCAAGGTTGGATAATGAGCAATGTTTTTAAATTTCCTGAAAGCGGTATCAAACTTGTTCGTCTTTATTGTGATGACTGTAATAGCCCTCTTCAGTATTGGGTTTCTGATGACGGGGATTCTTATGGCCTTTGTCACACTTGCGACCTTCATCAACCTGACGAAGTTATCCTCACTGTTAAAAAGGTTCATTGATGGAAATACCCCGAACTCAAGTTGGCGGCACTCATTACGCCAACAAGAAGATACAGCCGATTGAATACATCATGGCTAATGAATTACCTTTCTGCGAAGGCAATATCGTCAAATACATCACCAGATGGAAAGAAAAAGGTGGGGTGGTAGATTTGCAGAAGATTAAAGAATATTGTGATTTCTTGATAGAGGGGGAAAAGGATGGCCAAGAGGAAGAAGTCTACCGTAGCTCAAGAGGTTGAAAAAGCCGCCAAGCTACTTCAAAGACTGGTAAGACTGAAAGCGTCAGATGACAATGGGTATTGTTCCTGCGTGACCTGCGGTAAACTCGATCATTATAAGAATATGCAGGGTGGGCACTTCATGCCTAGAGGCCGAACTGTATTCAAACTCTTTGAAGAAAACATTCACCCCCAATGTCCCCACTGTAATTGCTGGGGAATGAAGCAAGCCCACTATGTCTTGAAATACAGGGAGTACATGGTAGATACATACGGGGAACGCAGAATCAAAGCAATGGAGCGTCTAGCTTGGAGAGCGTCACCCAAGTTTGAAAGGGATGATGTCCTTCAGCTTTCAAGAAACCTCAAAGAGCAAATAAAAGAGGAAGAATGGAGGATAGGAGAAGGATAATCTTTTTTATCTTTTTTTAACAAAAAGGTTTACTTTTATGATTATTGAGCGCATGGTTACACCTCAATCAATAAATAAAGGTAATAAATTATGAAATTAGGAATTAATACAGGCTCTCTTGTTAACTACATGTACTCTAGATACGATCACGAAGAACTAGAAATTAATGTTGGTGATCCTGCTACCCTTACTTTTTGGACTGACCGCGATGCCGCTACAGTTTCTGGTCTATTCACTAAAGGAAAATACCAATACGTTGTCATTCAAGCAGATCGCGCCAAAGTGGTTGGTGGAACTGGTTTCGGTGATGAATCCTACGAATATAGTCGTGACCCTAATGGCTCCGAGTCAACCTTCCGAATCGTTGACGGCTTTCTAAAAGCTGTTTACAAGAATCCTGAAACTGGCCGCTACGTCCAAGGTAGTGGTGGCGCGTTCATTGGCCGCAGAGAGTCATACCGCGATCCTTCATTTTAATCAATCAACCGCCCCTTCGGGGGCTTTCTATCGGGGAATGTAATATGAAAAAAGCAATAGAAGAAAAGTTTCAAGAAATGGTTGCAGGACTGGAATCTGAGTATGTGCGCTGGGAAGGTGACGTTATTGACCTAACCGATACGCATAAGGATGCGTTCTGCTATTATTTTCTAGTGAATATGCCTAGCTGGTGGGATGACTGCCTTCCACCCGTGACAATCAATCAAGCTGAGTTCTTGGATGAGCTATACTGGAATTCAATGCAGACTCAAATATCATGTTTGCTTAGGACTGACATATATTTATACCTAGAGACTACCTTGCGCGAGCTTGTGCAGGAAGCGTATGATATAGTTTACGATGTTCAGCCAGAGCCATTTGCGGGTTATGAGAGAGGTGAGTAATGGATATTAAAGAAATGATAAAAGAAGCGCATGAAAGTGCTGATAAGGCGATAAAAGAAGCGCAAAAAAATGCAACAGCTTGGTATCTTTTGCCTGTCAATATCAGTAGAGGGCAGGCTCTTTTAATCGCTGTCGCAGTCATAGCGATATTGGTAATATTTTAATTCCCCCAAGGCCAAGGTTTTCCTAATTGACCTTTTGACCCAGAATAGTCCACTGGGGAGCCGAAACGGACTACCCATATCATCCGTGATATGACCTCTATCTAAAACAATCATTTCCGATCATATCTGATTATCATTACAATGCCTCCCTAATTAACTAGGAGGCAACTGTGCTAATTTACATGATCATTTTCACCCTCATATCTCTGACTGCTGTGGCAGTAGACGACTTCAATTAAATATACAATTCCGTAACAAAGATATACAATACCCTTTACTATCCATGTAGAGGGTATGCAAATGAGCGACATTAATTTCTGTAAGCTAATTCTTGATTGCTATGAACTAGACCTTGATCCAGAAAAAGCAGAACTGACTGGAATCATTAATTCGTTTCTAGGGGAAGATGCTCCGGCCGAGCAGACTCGTCAGGTCATGGCTCTTTGGTGTGAAAGAGTTAAAGAAAAAGTAGAGCAAATCACAGAAGAATCTATCCGTCAGAAACTCGCCTTACTTCCTAATGCTGAAGAAGTATTCGGAATCGAGCAATGATCCCAAAGAAGATACATCAAATCTATTTCAACTTGACAGGAAAAGAGTTGGAGCAGTTCCCTATGTTCTTGAAAAGCAAGGGGATATGCCAGAGTTACACCGACTATGAATACACTCTATGGAATGAAGAGAGTTGCAGAAACCTGATATCTGAACACTACCCTAGTTACTTAGAATTCTATGACGCGTTCCGCTATGAGATACAGAAAATTGATTTTGTGAGGTTCTGTATATTGCACCGCTATGGGGGCTTTTACATAGATATGGATATGTTTATATTGAAGCCACTAGATGCTTTGCGGGGTAAAGAGTTTGTATTCCACAATATACGGCATGTCAAAGAACGATGGTCGTGGATAGAAAACGATTTCATTGGTTCTATTGAAGGCGCGAATCTCTGGGAAGGCGCAATGAAGGAGTGTGTGAAGAACTACAAAGAAAAAGAATCTATAGAAATCTACGATATTTGGAAAGGCCGATTTGTGCTACAGACTACAGGTCCCAGGTTTCTGTCAAGATTTATCAAGAAAGTAGCCCCATCATATAAGCCAATGCACATCGCCCACACAAAGTGGAGCAAAGATGGCACAGAGCATTATTACATCAAGGATTTGAAAGCAAACACTTGGATAGACCACGACAAAAAGGTAGTGAAATGATAGCTGACGAAGATTTCAAGATTACACCCATAGAAGATATACACCCATATGAAAACAACTCAAGATTCCATAGCGAAAAGCAGATACAGCAGATAGCAAATAGCATTGATAAGTTCGGGTTCAATAATCCGATACAAGTTGATGAGAAAGGGATGATCCTGTCTGGTCATGGCCGGATGTATGCCGCGCAGTTGCTTGAGTTGGATGAGGTGCCAGTGGTTACAGTAGAGGGTTTATCTGAAGCAGAAAAGAAAGCCTACATTATTGCTGACAATAAACTCAGCCTAAACTCTAGCTGGGATGATGTCATACTGGAGCAGGAAATAGAGGCTATCAAACTAGAAGGGCTAGACCTCGACTTATTGGGTTGGGATGTCATACCTGATTTTGCTGGTGATCTTGATTACTCTATTCTTGATGACGATGAAGATGAAGCTGAACTTAATGAAATGACAAGGGATGTTAAGAAAGCTATACAGATAGAGTTTAACTCTGATGATTTCGAGGAAGCGCAAGAAGTTATCAAATTCTGGAGACAGAAAGACGCATATGTCGGCGGCATTATTCTTGATTACCTTAGAAAAGAAATGAACAAATTGTGATAGTCTGCATCCCTAGCAAGGGAAGGCCTAAGACAAAGACCCACAAGATATTCGAAGATGCGGGGTATGATGTCTATCATTTCGTTGAGCCGCAGGACTATGACAGCTACGAGGCTGTAACAAATAGAGTCAATATCGGCAAAGATGATATGGGTATGACGTTCGTTAGAAACTTTATGCTTGATTGGTGCCGCGAGCAGAATCACGAATGGACTTGGGTTTGTGATGACGATATCACTGCTTTCGGTATATACAATGGAAAGACTGTTCGCAAAGATGGTAGCATTCTCAAGGAAATAGAAGAAAAAGCGATGAAGCTTCCTTTTGAGATCGTAGGCATGAGTTTCGCCCAGTTCGCTTGGACTGAAAAGAAACGTCATAGTATCAACAGCAAGTTCGCGGAAGGTTGCGTTCTGCTCCACATATCTAAGATACATTGGAACTACAGGGAAAACACGAAAGAGGATAGGGACTTCTTGTTACAGTCTATTGAGAAGGGTAATGGTGTATTGCGGTTTAATCACTATTGGTTCAATACTCCAAAGATAGGTAGCAATGCAGGTGGTTTGCATGATTGGTACAAGACTAACAAAGACCATGATGCGGCGAGAAAAATGGCTATGACTTGGAGTCCTTGGGTAACACTGAAACAGAAGCCAGACAGATTAGATATCAAGGCAGATATTAAAGGTTACGCTAAACACTGCATGAGGAAAGTGCTTTGAGAAAACTACAGCTGGAAAAGGTAGAGCATGAAAGACGAACTGGCTCAAGGTGTGAATACATAGAGCCTAATGTCTGTGAATCAGCATATCTTTACGATGGAGATGATCTGGTCGGCATATACTTACAGAGCGTTCCAGAAAAATACGCAAAACTCAAAAACCTGATGGCTCTGGCTAACAGGGAGTTCTTATCTGACAGAGTTCCTAAAGACCTGCTAGAGCGTTCCGATGTTATGCTGATACAGAGAAAGTTGAAGATAACGCGAGCTCAGGCGAAGAAGCTTGGTACAGTACAGCAAAGCACAATCATCGGCTCAATAGTCAAGAAGCCCCATATGAGGCGCGACTATCACAACAGAAGTCGGGTACATGCTGTTGAAAGCGCAAAGCCATTCCTCAAGGCCATGCTGATGGCTTCTAGGGAAATGGGAAAGGTTATGGCTGACTATATGCCAGAACAGCACAAGGAGCATTCTGTCGCCGTTTCTAGTATTGATGAAAAGTATAAATTTGGAGACTTGTTCACCTCTAGTATCAGTAACTTCAACATATCTGCGCCATTCCACATTGATAGAGCAAACGTGAAGAAGACATTGAACTGTATATACACGCATAGACATAACTCTAAAGGCGGGTGTCTATATGTGCCAGACTATGACGCTTGCTTTGACATGCCGACAGGTAGTCTATTGCTATATCCTGCATGGAGGAATGTCCACGCAGTGACCCCTATCGTTCCGACCCATGATGGCGGGTACAGGAACAGCTTGGTTTTCTATGCACTAAAAGGTTTTCTAAATGAGTGAAAAAGACAAGGGTGGCAGACCTCAGTTTGTATTTGAGCAAAGTCAGATATCAAACCTTGAGCAGTTGGCTTCTTATCTCACCAAAGGCCAGTTGGCTGATTATTATGGGATAAGCGAGAATACTTTCCGCGCAGTAGAGGAGCGTCAGCCGGAGGTTTCTGAGGCTTATAAAAAGGGAAGGGCGAAGCAGACTGTAAGAATGGCACAGAACCTAGTCAAGATGGCTATGGCTGGTAATGTTACAGCCGCTATATTCTATCTCAAGACTCAGGCAGGCTGGAAAGAGCAGGAAGCTGAACCTCAAGAAATACCTCAAATCAACATAGTGGTGGATGGTCGTGCAACTAACGCTCCCGCAGAGTGAGATATTCTGCTCCAATGCTAGATTCCGATCGGTTGTCGCTGGAAGAAGGTTTGGAAAGACATTCCTGTCCACAGGCGAGATACTTAGGTTCGCCACACGAGGCAATAATAAGAACGTCTGGTATGTAGCCCCAACCTATGGCTCTGCTAAAGAGATTGCGTGGGATATGCTGATGGAATGCGTACCCGAAGAATACATTGCCCGAACAAACGAATCAGCCTTGAATGTGAAGCTGATCAATGGTTCGTCAATATCTTTGAAGGGAGCAGAAAAGCCGAACAATCTGCGCGGACGAGCTTTGGACTTTGTTGTCCTTGACGAGTTTGCTGACATGAGGCCAGAGACTTGGTATGAGGTAATAAGACCATCCCTATCTGACAGGTTAGGCTCTGCGCTATTCATCGGTACACCGAAAGGAAGGAATCATTTCTATGACCTCTGGGCTTCCGGTATCAATGGCCTCGATGGGTGGGAGTCATTCCAATACACGACATTGCAAGGAGGGAATGTTCCTGCCAGCGAAATAGAGCAAGCAAGGCTAGACCTCGATGTCAGAACTTTTAATCAAGAATACTGCGCTGAGTTTGTTACATATGCAGGCTTGATTTATTATGGGTTTAGCAGAGAGCATAGCGTCTTTGATATGACTGACGATAATGGTACACTGCACATAGGGATGGATTTTAACCTTGACCCCATGTCAGCCGTTATCTGCATTCGTAAAGGCGGGACGCTGTATGCAGTTGACGAGATTGTCATGTACGGATCAAACACAGACGAAATGGTTGCGGAGATAATAGACCGCTATCCGAATCGAAATATTATTATTTATCCAGACCCTGCATCAAGACAGCGGAAAACTTCCGCAGGTGGTCGCACTGATTTGTCGATCTTACAGAACGCAGGATTTAGCGTTAAGGCGAAAAAGTCACACGCGCTGATTAGGGATAGGATCAATGCGGTGAACAGTCGTTTACTGTCAGCAGATAGTGAGCGGCATTTGTTTGTCAGCCCGAAATGTAAGCAGACAATAAAATCTTTGGAAAGACAGACGTACAAAGAAGGGACTAGCATACCGAACAAAGACGATGGGTTTGATCATATGAATGATGCCCTTGGCTATTTGGTTGAATACCTATTCCCAGTGCGAACAGAATACGATACACCACAACCGACTAGGTGGACTTGATGAGATTGAATACCGATACAACACATCCCGAATACGATAGCAACGAGGCCAAGTGGGAGTTCTATGTTCGCTCTTACATGGGCGGTCAGTCTTATCAAGACGGTCAATACCTTACTCGATACATCAGTGAGACTAAAGAAGATTATGGTCGCCGCATTGACCTGACTCCGTTAGACAACCACTGCAAGAACATCGTACATATCTATTCTAGCTTCCTGTGGAGAGTCCCGCCCACTAGAGCCTATAACAGCTTGCAGAACAACCCAGCCCTAGAGCCTTTCTTGAAAGACGCTGACCTCGATGGCAGAAGCTTCAATTCATTTATTCGAGAGTGTCAGATATGGTCTAGTGTTTACGGCCATGTCTGGATAATGATGGATAAGCCAAAGTCCACTGCGGGAACTAAAGCAGAAGAGCTAGATCAAGATATACGACCCTATGTCACGATGTTCACCCCAGAGAATGTTCTGGACTGGAACTACGAAAGAACGGCCAGCGGTAGATTTGAGCTTGACTATTTAAAAGTCAGGGAGTCAGTCATTCGTGTAGACCAAACCACTACAGAGTCGTATTACAGGGCTTGGTACAAGGACAAAGTAGAGCTATGGAAGTCTACAAATGACCTAGACAAGCTGATTGAAACAGACGTTAATGTTCTAGGCAGAATCCCTGCTGTATTCCTACCTGCCCAACGCTCAGTTGTGCGCGGCATAGGTATCAGTGATATATCCGATGCGTCATATATGCAGAGAGCGATCTATCAAGAACTGTCTGAAATAGAGCAGTTAATTCGTATCAGTAATCACCCAACGCTAGTTAAGTCGTTTGGAACAGACGCTACCGCTGGTGCAGGTTCTATTATCAACATGCCTGATGACATGGACGCGAGCCTCAAACCATTCCAGTTACAGCCGAGCGGTCAGAACCTTGACGCTGTTCGCGCTTCTATACAAGACAAGATACAGTCGATTAATCGCATGAGTCATATGGGTGCTGTTCGTGGCACAGAAGCATTGACCATGTCAGGCGTAGCCATGCAGACAGAGTTCCAGATGTTGAACGCGAAGCTATCTGAAAAGGCTGATTTGCTTGAGTTGGCAGAAGAGCAGTTGTGGGGGTTGTTCTGTGATTGGCAAAATATAACCAACGACATTGAAGTATTCTACCCTGACGCATTTGACCTGCGCGACTACGATAAAGAGTTATTGTTCCTGCAACAGATGAGGGCAACTGGCGTGAAGTCTAAAACTCTAGGAATGGAGATTGACAAAAAGATAAGCGACTTAATTCTTGATGACGAGGAACTTGCTAAAGCTCACGCGGAGATAGAAGCTGGCACTGGCAGTCTAGGTGATTTCACAGATCAGGTTGGTGAAACCGAATAATGGCGGCAGACATTGATCATGGGGAGGGGTTGAATAAACTCGCCGCACAGCATCAAAAGAGGCTTGCTGAAGCACTTGTCGTTTTAGAAAAAAGGATTGTTGATTTACTCGCTACAGCCCCGATGGATAATGGCGAACTGTTTGACCTAGAGTGGGCTATAGCCGCAAGACCGCAAATCAGGCAGTTGGTAGAAGAAGAGTATCTGTCGGCTGTTGATGAAATAATCAGAAGCTACCCTGCTGTAGCCGCGCAAGCGACAACGATGTTAGCCACCTATGGCGCGTTTACAAAATTAGACCCGCGCATAATCAACCAGTTGCAGAATCTAACTTATCAGGGATTTGCTGATATAGGGAGCGAGTACATAGATGTCATTTCCAAAGAGGTGTATCAGAATACCCTAACTGGCAGAGCGTTTTCTGAAAGTGTGGATACTATCAAACAAGTCGCAAATGGGCGTTTGGCTAGATATGCTAACCAGCAAATGCACGACACGCTAATGCAGTTTGACGCATCTGTGAATGTGGCTATAGGAAAGGAAGCTGGCGTTACAAAGTGGCGTTACGTTGGCCGTCTGGTTGAGACATCAAGACCGTTCTGCCGAGACCATGAGGGTGAGGTGATGACAAACGAAAAGATTGAAGAGCTCTGGTCGGGTGATTGGGCGGGTAAAGCCGCAGGTGATCCTTTCATTGTAAGAGGTGGCTACAACTGTGGTCACAGATTTAGACCTGTATTTATTGAAGAGGAATAGATTATGCCATCAGGTAAAGGAACATATGGAAGCAAGGTCGGTAGGCCTGCAAAGAAGAAAAAGAAGAAAGTGGTTAAAAAGTAATCACTTGTGATACACTCCGAATTCACCAACACTCTTTAAGAGGCACGTTACATGAGCGATGAAATCATGGATACAGAAGCAGAGACTGAAACTGCGGCAGTAGAAACTCAGGCAGGTAAGACATTCACTCAGGAAGAACTTGATCGCATTGTTGCTGATCGTGTTGCAAGAGAGCAACGCAAGTTTGACAAGAAGGTATCAGGCATTGATCTTGATGAAGCGAAAGAATTGCTGGCACAAAAAGAAGCCGCAGAACTGGAGCGACAGAAAGAGCGAGGCGAGTTTGATTCTATCCTTAAAAAGACTGTCGAAAAGAAAGACATGGAAATACAGAGTTATAAGAGCAAGCTACAGCAAACCCTAGTCGATGGGGCGATACTGGGAGCGGCATCTAACAATAACGCTGTAAATCCGAATCAAGTTTCACAGTTACTAAAAAGCAATACTCGACTAGCTGATAATGGCAATGTCGAGGTGCTAGACGATAATGGCTCACCACGTTACAATGACAGTGGTGATTTGTTATCAGTCAATGAGATGGTAACTGAATTCTTGACAGTAAACCCACACATGGTCAAAGCCTCACAAGGTGGCAGTGGCTCGATGGGTAACGCTGGTGGCTCTACACAGAAGCCTCAATCTGTGGCAGATATGGTTGCTAACTGGGAAACTGGCGGGAAACAAGCTTTCGCCGCTATGAAGAAAAAGTAACCAACAAACCACTATTTAATTATATTTTGAGGAATTATCATGGCTGTTACAACTAGTACAACTCTTGACGACCTGTTTGTAAATATTATCGCTCAGGCTCGATTCACCGCTGAAGAGCAATCCCTAATGATGGGTCTTGTTACTCAGTACAACATTCAGAACCAAGCTGGTAAAACTATTCAGGTGCCTAAGTATCCTGCAATCGTTGCCGCTGATATTGCTGAAGGCACTGACCTGTCATCTACTACTGTATCCACTTCTAAGGTTGAAGTGACTATCGGTGAAGTAGGCGCACAGGTATTGCTTACTGACATGGCGACTTACGGTGCTGACTCTCCTGCTACCGCAATGGGAACTCTGCTTGGTAACGCTATCGCTACCAAGATGGACAAAGATTTGCTTGCACTGTTCGCTGGATTCTCTGGCGCACTTGGTGCCGCTGGTGCGGAACTTACCGTTGCTGATCTCTTTAAAGCCGCCGCAACTTTGCGCGCTAATAAAGTGACTGGCTCTATGGCCGCAGTAGTACATCCTTTCCAAGCCTATCAGCTGAAAGCTAATCTAACCAATACCTTCGCTAACCCGAATGGTGGCGACTTGCAGAACGAAGCAATGCGTAATGGTTATGTTGGAACTATCGCTGGCATTGACGTTTACGAGTCTGCCAACATTGCTGTTGACTCAAGCGATGATGCGGTTGCGGCTGTATTTGCTCCAGAAGCACTGATGATCGCTATCAAGCGTGACTTCAACCTAGCTCCACAGCGTGACGAGTCACTCCGCGCTTGGGAATTAAACGCCACTGCTGTATATGGTGTTGCTGAGTTGGATGACAGCTTCGGTGTTAAGATCACTGCTGACGCGGCACTTTAAGACTAATCGCCCCTTCTTCGGAGGGGGCTTTTATTTGAGGTTAATAAGCAATGGCGTATAGTAATGATTCGGATTTGATGAAACTCGTTCCTGACATCGTGAGTCTAGGTATAGAGTCATTTGTCCTTGAGCATCCGAAAGCCCAAGCAGATATTCAGCGCGAGTTGCGTATCAAGTGGTGGCCGCGAAAAGGTCTATCTGGCGAAATGGACTCTACCAAACTAACAACGAATCAGTTCACGATGGCATCGGCTTACTTGGTGCTTTGGCGTTATGCTTTACCCCAGCTTACAAACTGGGTTGATGGCGACAGGTTCAGCAATATGATTGATTTCTATAAAGCAAGATACGGCGAGGAACTAGAAGCTGTGTTAAGCGATGGAATTGAATACGATGCTGATGGTGACGGCTCTGTGACTACTGAAGAAAAGCAACCAGTAGGACAATGGTTAGGTAGATAATGGATATTAACCTTGAATGGGACGGCTTAGAAGGCCGAATCAAATTAAGCCAAACTGAAAAGGACTTTAGAAAAAAAGCTCTTAGATCATTGTCAATAGTCGGTATGGCTGGTGTCAATATTATTCAAGATAGGACATCGCAGGGTCGAGGCTTCAAGGGTGGGGTATTCAAACCTTACACTTCAGATTATGCGGCATTTAGAAAGTCAAAGGGCAGACAGAAACAGCCCGACTTAGAGTTCACCGGACAAATGATGGGTAGCATCACCAGTAGAGTCAAAGGCGTATCTGCTGAAATATTCTTTACTAGAGCCACAGAGTCAGAGAAGGCGGCAAAGAATAACAAGAAACGACCATTCTTCGGGTTCAGTAGAGCAGAAGAAAGGAAGCTGGCAGATATATTCTTGAAGGTATTAAGATGAGCATAAGGGAAAAGATTGCCGAAAACATAGTCGATACATTGCGGAATGTTGTTCCGGCGGTTGATGTAAGCTATGTCACTCGCGAGCCCTTCGATTTCGCCAAATTATCTAACGCGCAGTTTCCTGCTATTCTAGTGAGAAGCGCAGGTGAGAATCGAGAAGATAGCACTATCGGCGGTTCTATAACCCAGAGAATGGGAACAATTAATTACGATTTGATCTGTTATGTGAAAGGCTCTGTTATTGATACAGCCAGAAACAAAATAATTGAAGTCGTAGAAGAAGCCCTTGACGTTGACAGGTATCGTGGCGGTAACGCATTAGATACGCAGGTAATAACAGTTGAGGTTGATGAAGGTTCTATTGATCCCATTGGTGGGGTCATTATTACAATCCGCGTCTTGTATCAATACACTCGCGGTACAAACTAACTTTTTTGAGGAAATACCATGGCGACTAAAACAGGCGCATCAGGCATAGTTAAAGTACAAGTCTCAGGCACTTCTGTTGCCGCGGTAGGCGAAGTACGTTCTTTCACGTTTGAAGGTTCAGCGGACACCATCGAAGATTCTGTAATGGGTGACACTGCAAGAACCTATAAGCAAGGCTTGGCAACTAACACAGTTAGCATTGAATGCTATTGGGATGAGGCAGACGCACAGCAATTAATTCTTGACGAGCGTGCTGACGTTGATTTTGAAATCTATCCTACTGGCAATGGCAGTGGTGAAACATTCTTCTCAGGTGGCGGCATTGTTACTTCTCGTAACATTTCTGGCGCGTTTGATGGAATGGTTGAAGCCAGTTTCACTATTCAGTGCAGTGGCGCAGTTACCGAAGCGCAAGTTTAATTAACTCAGGGGATAAGCCATGGGATTAGCTAAAGAGTTAAGAAACAGAAGAAAGGTAGATGCAAAAGAAGTTACTGTACCTGCGTGGGGTGACGATTCTGGAGCTTTTAAGATGTATTGCAGGCCTATTACCTGCTATGACTTAGATGTGCTACAGAAGAAGCACCCCAACTTTCTAAACAACACTACCATCGGTGCTATGGTGGATTTGATTTGCATGAAAGCTACAGACGAGTCTGGTGAAAAACTATTCGGTTCGGCAGAAGATAGAATGGATTTAATGGGTGAAGAAACCAACATTATTTCTGAGATTGCTAATCAGATGTTTGCCGATATGGACTCGGTTGAGGCGCACGAAAAAAACTGAGAAGCGATCACTCAAGGATGACACTGTTATCTTTGGCTGATCGCCTTCACATGAGCATTGTTGAAGCAGAGCAGACCCCTGTAACCCATTTGAACGAGTGGGTGGCATATCACAACATAGTTGGCGAGGCTAATGATAAAACCAATTCTAATAACGCTGAAAGGATTAGATAGCACTAAGAAAGCATTCCTTGCTGTTCGGAGCAATCTTGGCCAAGTCGGGAAATCTGTTGAGGCTTTAAAGAAAAAGTTTCCGAAGCTCACATCTATAGTCTCTGCGACATTCGGTATGATGAAAGCCGTTATAGGCAAAGTAGTCAAAATAGTCCTTGGCCTAGGTGCCGCATTTGGTGCCGCATTCACTGCGATAACTATCTCGACAATGAGGTCTATAGATGATCTCGGCAAGTTTTCATCAAAGATAGGAACTAGTGCTGGCTCACTGGCGAAACTACAATTCGCCGCACAGCAAACTGGCGTTGAAACCAACACCATGAATATGGCGTTACAGCGATTCACAAGAAGAACTGCTGAAGCCGCCAAAGGTACAGGTGAGGCGAAAGGTGCGCTCAAAGAGTTGAACCTTGACGCTAAAGCGTTATTGAAAATGCCTCTTGAAGATCAAATCCTAGAACTTTCTAAAGCATTCCAGACAGTCACCGACCCAGCCGACAAGGTTCGTGTCGCTATGAAGCTGTTTGACAGTGAAGGTGTCGCGCTGGTCAATACATTAGGGCTTGGCTCTGAAGCATTGAAAGCGATGTTTGCAGATGCCGAACAGCTTGGTTTGGTTCTTTCCGAAGATGCAGTAAATGGCGTTGAAGAATCTGTTGACGCTTTCGGTAGACTCAAGACGCTGATAACTGGGTTTAGTCGTCAAGCTGTAGCTTCATTCGCCCCTGCTATCAAAGCTATCTCTGATGAATTAGTTGAACTCGGACTGAAAGCCGCTGATGGTGATGTTTCTAAGATAGGTGACATCATAGCCAAAGGCACTATAGATGCATTCATAAAGATAGTACAAGTCATAGCAGGGATAGCAAATGCGCTACAAACTATGGCATTTAAAGTGCAATCTGTATATCGCAAGTTCTTTGACTCTGAGGAAACCAAAAAGAAAAAGAAAGAACTCAAAGACCTGAACATGGAATTGCATCGCCTAGGTGCAGGTGAAATGTCGAGAGGTAAAGGCAATAAAGAGTTAGAGGATAAGCTAGACCGCAGAATACAGCTAGAAAAAGAACTGACTGAATTGCAAGCTGGTGGACAAGCCCCTGTTCCATTTGACGACAAAGGCCTTGTCGCTAGTTTAGAACGAATAAGAGACTCTGTCGGCCAAGTTAAAGATGAAGCGGTCAAGCCGCTGATGGATGAAATCGTAACTCTAGGCTCACAGAACTGGTTTGAAAAGCTAGTCTCAGGTGCTCTTGATTTTAAAGATAAACTTGGCGGTGCTTTCAAGAATGTCAAAGACCAGATATTTGACTTTGACTCTGCTTTGAATGGAGTTGTGACAGGTGCTGTAGATGCTATGACTCAAGGCTTCACTGACATGATCACGGGTGCTAAAAGTTTCAAAGATGCTATGAAAGATATGGCAAAGTCTATTATCGACTCGCTGATTAAGATGTATGTGAAGTACCTGATAGTCCAGCCTCTTTTCGACATGATGTTCCCTGGCGCAAGAACAGCCGCACCTGCTGTCGGTGAAAGAGCACTAGGAGGTCCCGTACAAGGTAACACTCCATATCTAGTCGGTGAGCGAGGTCCCGAATTGTTCGTGCCCAACAGTGGCGGTAACATTATTCCGAATAATAAAATGGGAGGCGGTGGCGGCAATGTCGTTGTCAACCAGACCATCAATGTCACAACTGGCGTACAGCAGACAGTCAGGGCAGAAATTGCTACACTTATGCCACAGATAGCCAATGCCGCTAAAGGCGCAGTGGTAGATGCCCGACAACGTGGCGGTGGTTATTCCAAAGCATTAGTAGGAGCATAAAATGCCATTAGCATTTCCAGCGGTAGGAATACAGAATATCAGCATGCGATTGAAGCGCACTGTTGCTGTTACCGAGTCTCCGTTTACCTATGACCAACAAGTCTACGACCACAATGGTGCTATATGGCAATGTGAGGTCACTCTGCCGCCATTGAGCCATGCAGAGGCACGATCAGTAGAGGCATTTATAGTTGGCTTAAAAGGGCGTTCTGGCACGTTCACATTTGGGCATCCTTTGCATACAAGTTCGGCAACTTGCACTACATCTGGTACAACTGCTGTCAGAGCAGAGCAATTAACGACTACAAGCGCGTCAGGTGCTGTTACAGCAGGTACATATTTCCAGTTAGGTGACTACCTATACTTGGTTACAGAAACCAAGTCTTCTTCATCAAACACGCTAAAGTTTCAGCCACCTTTGCGGCAAACTGCATCTAGCGGTACATCGTTAGATTTTACTTTGCCTAAAAGCCTTTGGCGTATGGCATCAAATGATATCGGTTGGTCAACAGATGTAGCCTCTATCTATGGATTCAGCTTTGCGTTCGTTGAGGCGATATAATGAGCAGAACATTATCAACAGCTATGCAGGCGGTCGCTACCGCTGAAGTAGTACGGCCAATTTATCTAGTAGATTTAGACTTTGCTTCTGGAAGCATATATCTTTGGTCTGGCTTAGGCGACCTTGCTTACAATTCAAATACATATCTTGGTGCTGGTGATTTGTTGAATGTCGGCGCAGTAGAAGAAAGCACAGACCTTACTGCCGCTGGAGCGCAGATAACACTGGGCGGCATCAAGCAAAGCCTATTGTTGTTAGCTAGAGATGAACCATATCAAGGCAGGCCATTAACTATCCGGCTGGGCGCATTTGATGAAAATGGCGATCTTATATCTTCACCTGTGATTATGTTTAGTGGGTTTATGGACGTTATGACGATTGCTGACTCAGGTGAAACATCTACAATCACTGTTACCGCAGAAAATAAATTAATAGCATTTCAAACTACAGCAGTCAGGCGATACACCGCAGAAGATCAAAAAATAGAACATCCCGCAGACAAAGGCTTTGAGTTTGTAGCTAAGATTCAAGAAAAAGAAATAGTCTGGGGTAGGCCATCACCAACGTCAATGAGTCCACGAGTGAACAGTATGGGCGTGACAAATAAGTATTAGCCATGATCACAATACAAGATGAAAGCCTTCTTAGTGTGAAGGAAGATATAAAGCCGCTACTTGAAGAGCATTGGCGGCTTGTTGCGTTAAATAAGGGTGCGATAAAATTAAACCCTAACTGGAAAGAATACGCCAAATTATATACGGCAGGAATATTAAAGATATTCACTGCTCGTGATGATGGTGAGCTTGTTGGTTATTTTGTGCTTCTAGTGAATAAAAGCATACATTATCAAGATCATTTCTTTGCAACAAATGATGTTGTATTTGTTCTGCCTGATAGCAGGGCAGGGGCAACTGGTTATAAGTTGATCAAGTTCGCAGAAGATTATTGTCGAGAGTCTGGCGTTTCTTTGATGATGGTAAATACGAAGGTGCATATACCCTTTGACAAACTAATGATAGGTATGGGCTTTGATTTAATAGAGCGCGTCTATTCCAAATTTTTAGGAAAATGAAATGGCAATAGCGGCAATAGCAGGCATAGCATCAGCAGGTGGCGCAATAATCGCGGCAGGAGGTTTAGCCTTTATAAATGGAATGGCTATAGCTGGAGCATTCGCGCTTGGTGCTGGCCTTTCTATTGTATCTCGCGCCTTAATGTCAGCCCCTGATGTCGGTCAGCAGATGACCGGATTGACCACAACTGTCAGGGAACCAGCTACAAGTCGAAAGATAGTCTATGGAAGGGCGAGGGTTGGCGGTGCTATGGTCTACATGAAAAGCACTGGCACAGATAATAAATATTTCCATATGGTAATTGCTGTTGCCGGACATGAAATTGATGCTTTTGAAGAGATTTATTTCAACGACACAAAGGTTTGGGATGGTGGTAGCTTTGTAGGCAGTTGGGGTACATACGTTCACTTTGGTTTGCATGATGGCTCACAAACAACATCAGATTCTACTTTGACCGCACAATCAAGCCAGTGGACTTCAGCGCACATATTGCGCGATACCGCATATATATATGCAAGGCTAGAATATGAAGCAGAGCAATTTGCGAATGGACTGCCAAATATATCGGCAGTGATTCGCGGTAAAAAAGTCTACAACCCAACTACTAGCACTACAGCATGGTCACAGAACCCAGCCTTAATTGTTCGTGATTATTTACTAGATGATAAGTATGGTCTGGCAGAGTCGGCATCTAACATTAATTCTAGCGCATTATCTACCGCACAAACTATTTGCGATCAAGATGTTGCCTTAGAATCTGGCGGCACACAGAAACGATTTACTTGTGATGGCGTATTAGATACCGCAAATTCACGACAAAATAATATTGAGTCATTGCTGAGTAGCATGATAGGCAAGCTAATACATTCGGGCGGTGAGTATTTTATAAATGCTTCGGCCTATGTAACGCCTACAATAACGATTGATGAGTCTGTAATGGTTGGTTCTATATCAGTCAAAACCAAGCAAAGCAGGCGAACTATATACAATGGCGTGAAGGGCGTATTTAATAGTGAGCAAGACAATTATATTACTTCCGACTACCCGCCTGTAATATCTAGCAGTTACAGTGCCGCTGATGGCGACCCTATCTTTCTTGATATGCCTTTGCCTTTCACTACTAATCATGTGAGAGCACAAAGAATAGCCAAGCGTATTTTATTGCAATCAAGACAGCAGACGCAGATAACTGTGCCTTGCAATCTGACCGCTCTAAAATTTAAAGCTGGCGACACAATCATGGTGACTAATGCCAAGATAGGTTATTCCGCAAAAGTATTTGAAGTCACTGGGTACAATCTAGACTTCAGCGCATCAGGCGAAATTATTGTGAATGTAGATGCTATGGAAACAGCATCAGCGATCTACGATTGGCAATCATCTGACGAAGAAGATTATTTGTCAGGAGGTGAAGTTGATCTTTATGATGGCACGACTGTAAATCCACCGACTGTTGTTTCAAGCACAGCTTCTACCGCAGTCAATCTAGATGGAACTGTAGCACCCCAAATACTGACAACATGGACGGCAAGCGATGATGCGTTTGTTGAAAAATACGACTATCAGTGGTCAATAGATAATAACAGCTGGAATTCTGCGGATGTAGAAGGCACTCAGTTTACGATCAGCCCAACTGTTGGCGGTGCGCTTTATTACATTAGAGTTAGAGCCGTAAATAATCTAGGCGTTAGAAGTGCATTCGTAAATGCAAACGCATCAGCTATTGGTGACACTACCGCACCTGCCGTAGTTAGTTCGCCTTCTGCTACCGCAGGGCAAGGTTCGATAACTCTGGCGTGGACTAATCCAGCAGACAAAGACTTTTCTAACGCGGAGATTTACCGAGCAGATACTACAGGCGGGACATATACAGCAATAGCCAGTGTAGCTGGTGGTCATGGCTTGCCATCATCGTTTGTAAATGGCTCACTTGCTGATTCTGAAGATTATTTTTATAAGATTAAGTCAGTAGATTACAGCGGAAACAAATCAGCATTTAGCGCAATAGTCACCGCAACGACTAGTGCCGCCGCTTCACCGCCAAGAGCAGATAATGGATATGTCTATTACACTCTTTCGCAAACGTCTGGTACTCCCGCACCCCCAAGCGCGACAGATTACTACTACGACTCAGGTACTTTTAATAACCTAACAGCTAATTGGCAGAAGAACCCGCCAGCTATCAATGGGGCAGATGGTAAGTTTTGGGCAAGTAGTTACACTATTACTGAAGATGGTTTTGGCGGTTCGCAGACAATTACGTTTTCCACTCCATTTACCTCAACTCAATTTGACGGCCTAGTGACCTTCACTAATTTAAATACTGGTCTTGCCGCGAACAACACTACTATTGATGGCGGTAAGATTAAAACTGGCACGTTGGATGTAGCCCTTGTCAATATCTCAGGGACTACACAGAGCAATTTTAACCTGCAATCTGCCGCTAGTGGTTCTAGGTTGGTTCTAACCAATGACACAATTGAAATATACGATGGCAGTTTATCTACACCAAGAGTTAAACTTGGGAACTTGTCGTAATGGCCTATGGCTTAGAGATTTATAATTCGTCAGGAACTAAGATAGTTTCTTATACAGATAGACTTGTGCGCTTTGTCGCTTTCGGTACTGTCACAGGAAACTCTAGCGGCTATATAGATGTAACTGTAACTGGCATGGCTAACAACGATACTTGGGGAGTTGCCCTTGGAGATCAACCTTTTTTACTAACCTTTAATGATCCAAAGCCACAAACGTCATTTGTAAAGTCAACCAATAATTTGCGAATAAATGTGCCAAATGGTCTTGTTG